TTAGCTTATTTATATATTTTTTCTATTTTTTATCCTACAACTTTGGAGAGTGAATCTGACGTTATTAGTTTTGCAGACAAAGAAATCCATTCAGGAGTTTTATATGTTCAAAAAAATATAAAACACTGTGAGATTTACTTGGATAGTAAGGACAAAGAAGTTGTAACGACAAAAGCTATAGTGAGTGGTCGAAAGATCATTTTACCTAGTCATGCTGTTGCGGCTGAAACTGTCTATATAAAATTGTTTGCGAAAGGAGATAAACGAAATGTTCAAGTTGATTTGGAAAAAGTCAACGTCGTTTATCGTAATAACGAAGAAGATGTGTGTATAGTTTCTCTACCTGATTCTTTCCCTGCTCCTTTTAAATCTCTTAAATCTCATATTAAGAGTGATAAAACAGCAGTGAAGTATTGGGTCGGAGATGACAAGATACTGGATTATGGAAAGATCTGCGTTCCGTATAAAGGATCTGTCACCTACTATACTAGTGTCAAAGGGTTGAGTCGGAAGACTCAAATCCCCATTACAATTCCCGAAGACAGTAGAATTTTGTATACTGAAAGAGGAAATGGATTGTGTGGTAGTGCTGTAGTAGATGAGTTTGGTTTTTTGCAGGGAATGCACGTGGCTGGACAAGAAAAAATATCAACTGGTTGTGCCCGCTTGTGGAGTGCAGAAATTAAGAGTGTCATTGAATTTCATCTAAATGAAAATCTTAATTTGCTCCCCTATGAAGTGAGTACAAAAGAAGTGGAAGGTTCATTTGTTAAGTTAGAATCTACTTTAAATAGTAGTGTTCCTAGCAAAACAAATTTTGGAGCTTCTCCTTTGTATGGTATTTTTCCGGTGACCCGCTCACCAGCCAATTTACAACATTCTGGAAAATGCACAGTGAAAGATGTTGCGAAAAAGTCCTTTATTGAGTGTAATCCCGTTTCTATTGAGGAAATGGCTTATGCTCGAAAAGTCTGCGCTAGTATTTTGGTTCCATTTGATTCGTTGGATGAATTTTCAATTGTTAAAGGTACTCAATTATTAGCGGGTCTTAATAAAGACTCTAGCAATGGTTACGGTTGTTCTAAGGAGAAATCTGATTATATTGACTTTGTAAATGGTAAATTTACAGATTCGTTTATGATTGATCTTTCTAATTTTGAGCAAAGTGCAAATGCAGGTGATGTAGATTGGCAAAAGCTCGTCTGGGTGGAAACACTCAAAGATGAGCTGAGAGGGTTAGAGAAATGTGGTGAACCAAGAAGTTTTCGGGTTGGCACTATTTTTAATCAGGTGCTAACTAAAAAATATTTTGGTCGTATGGTGGAACATATCGTGAAAAATAGAGATGAAAACCAGATAATGATTGGTTGCAATCCTTTTAAGGATTGGGACAAAATGTATTCTGTACTTATTTCTTCACATGGTATTTTTGCCGGCGATGTTAAAAAATGGGACGGTAAGATGTCACCACAAGTCCAACGAGAAGTCCAAGAACTTTTGATTTCTCTTATGCCACCAGAATCAAGGAGAATTGGAAATTTACTTATTGAATCTACATTCAGATCCATAGTAAATATTCAAGATGATTTGATTCTTACTACTCATTCGATGGCTTCTGGCTCTTTTTTAACAGCAATCTTAAATAGTTTTGTACATCGTTTTTATACCGCAATGTGGTTTTATAGAAATTGGGTTATCAATTTTAAGAAACCACCTACTATTTATGATTTTTCTAATAGTGTTATAGATTTTCTTTATGGCGATGATAGCGTTAATGCTATCAAGAATAAAGATATTTTGCATACTCATAATGCGATATCTATGCGCAATTTTTATCAATCTTTAGGAATGGATCTCACGACGTCACATAAAGGCGAAATAACAGAACCTTTTGATAGAATTGAAGACATAACGTTCTTAAAAAGACGTTTTGTCTATCATAATACTATTGGAAGAGTTATGTGCCCACTTGAATTAAATGTTCTTCAGTCAGGTCTATCCTGGGTTGATTATTCGAAGGACATAAATCAAGTTATGTACGACAAGGTTCATAATTATCAACGTGAGATTTATTTACATAGTGATTGGGTACATTTGCTTAGTGACTTTGAACATCGGTTGTCATCTTTTGGCATCCCATTTACCAAGTTATCTGAGCAGTATCTTCTCCAATTGTACACGGATCACGTTGATTCTCTTAAAACATTTTATCAATTTTCTTATTTTTAATTTTAAACAAAATTGTATAAATATTGAAGAGTTATAACAAAAATTCTTTTTATTGTTTTTCTAAATTTTTGGCTACTTTTATACAATTTTATTTTAGAAAATATTTCTCTTACCAACTATAGTGTTATGTTGGGGAGTAAAATACACTACCAATCAAATTTTAAATTTTAATTCTGAGTCAGCTAATTCTGACTCTAATCAAATGGCAGATAGTGCCATAAACAATAATACGACGCAAGGTCTTTTTTCTAATGAGAATCAATCTCGTTCGGCTGTCTCTCCTGTCGCTTCTAATTTTTATTCTAGCGTAAGAACACGGTCGTTGATAGATTCTCCTGTGAGATACAATAAATTCCCTAAATTAGAGAATGTACCACATCAATTGGAAATGGACTATTCTAGAATCCTAAATAAACCTTATTTTATATCTAATATCCCTTGGTCAAATGTTTCAACAGGAGAATTGGCTGTTTTGAATATCCCAGGTGATATTTTAAACAATCCGCTTGCTAAAATTCCATTTTCTGCCTCTGTTATGTACAGAGCTAGGTTAAATGTTGTTTTGCAGGTGGCAGGCACTCCTATGCACCAAGGTTGTGTTATAGCCTCTTCTCATCCGTATGAAGCTATATCATTAGATCCTTTTGATCTTAATGATAAAAATTCTAGAATGGCGTCCCCCCATGCTTTTTTATATGCTAATGAATCCACTTCAGTTAATGTTGAAGTCCCTTTTTATGTTAATACAAAATTACAGCCTGTGGATTTGGACGGAAACACAGTGATGCCTAGTACTGATACAGCTAATTATGCTCAAGTTCGCCTTTTGGTTTTGAATCAACTGGCGGCTCCTGAGACGGCTGCAGCAAGTGTTACTATTACTGCCCATTTTATGTTCACAGATTTGGAGTTTTACGTACCTCATGTCGATGTGACTTGGGTTCCTTTTGAATCTGAGTCCTTTAGTTCATCTATTACATCGGCTATAGATGGAGTCTTCACCGTTGGTAAGAAATTCACTTCCGATTTGTTAGATAATACTAGAGGAACCATTCGCAAATGGACTGGTTTACATTCCCCTGAGCACAATGATTTAAATTCCAAAGACGCAATCGTTTTTAGACAAAATATAAATAATGTTGATGCCCCCAATTTTTATGAAAAATTAGACCCTTATTCTAATTTTGAAACTATTTGTACTGATTTTGTTTTTGATACTGATATAGATGAGATGCATATGAAAGAAATCTTGAAGAAACCACAATTTTTAGGTAAATTTGTAGTTTCAACTTCTGATAACTCTGGAACTCTTTTGTGGTCTCGCCCGATAACTCCTTTTCAAGAAGTTAAAAGTTTGCAATATTTAGATATTGCTGGTCAACCTCAATTTACAAATGTCAGTTCCAATTTGCTGCAAACTTTTCATATGTTAAGTAGATATTGGAGAGGAGGGATGAAAGTGTATATTCAAGCTGTAATGTCAAACTTTCATTTTTGTAAGTTGACTATCGCTCGAAATTATTCACCGTCTTATCAAGCTATTGGAAACATCCCTAGTTTTAGTGATGTCTCCAATTTAATGATGGAAACGTTGGAATTTTCGGCGGGTGGTCAAATACAAGAAGTAAAGCTTCCATTCTGTGCCACATTGAACCAGTTGCCTTGTTCTACTGATTTTATAGCTAACGCGATGCAACATGGTGAATATTATATTTATCTTCACCAACCACTTGTTACAAACGGTTCAGTTTCAACTTCAGTTGAATTTAATGTGTATGTTGCAGCTGATGATGACTTTGACTTTTTTGGATATGCAGTAAACCCCATGTTGAAATTTTCAACTCAACTATCAGCTCCAGCACTTTCTGACAGTGTAGATTTAATTGATTTTTCAGCCGAATCAGCAGTGACTCCCATACCTACTAGCACACAAGAGCATTTGGAACTAGAAAAGAATCAAACAGATAACGAAGCTTTATATGATATACGTCCTATAAAGAGTGTAAGAGATTACATGAGACGTTTTTATAAGATTCAAAGTAGACGTATTAAATCTGATGTGGAAAGTGCAGATTATGGATTTATTACGCTTCCTCTAGCGGAGTTGCTAGGAAATATTCCTAGTGTTTCTAGTTCGGGTATGGCGTCAATTTCCACTCTTGCTCTTCTTCGTAAGATGTTTTACGGCTATCGCGGCGGTATGAAATTCAAAATAATTCTTGATGGAACAACTTTTGGTGAAGTGTACTATGTACCTCCGTCATTTTCTGTGAATGCAACTACTAAAGCTTGGAATTCAAATCAACCTGTCACTCTTCCGGGTGATCCGGTGGAACAAAGAATTCTTGAAATGTATTCTTTTCCAGGTAAGCAATTTGATTTATCCACATTTGATCCAAGGTATTCAATTCAAACAGTAGAGATGGAAAGACCTAATTATATTAACGTCAATCCCTCTTACTTGATGAGTAATACAGGAGCAAATTCTACAGAAGTTGCAGCAGTTTGTTGTGAATTTGAGTTTCGAATTCCATACATGTCTCCTTTTAGGTTTTCCGGTTCAAGTGCTTTAAATAGACATGTCTCTAATTTCTTTCCTACCACCATTGCGCCAGGAGATCTTGGTAATATCGTTATAAAGTATGCTATGCCTCGTCGTTTGGATGAAGGCGTTGCCTCCTTTGTACAGGGTATTAACATAGAAGTATTTGCTGCTATTGATGACGTTGGTCGACTAGGATATCAAGTGAATGCTCCTACTGTTGCGTTGGGTGCTCAAGGTGTTGGTGATCTGCTAAATAAAAGGTATTATCAATTAATTCCCTCTGTTCAAATTACTGGAATTTCCAGTGCCCCCCCTCTTTCGATTGTTAAATCGAATCCAGGTAGCTT